AAATCTATAAATAACATAGTCGTTCCTAAATTTAAGAGGAAAAAAAACCCCTCCTAAGAGGGGCTTCTTAATTTAGACCGATCTACGTCTTCTACCAGTCTCCGCTGGCACACCATCTTCATCCTTTTCTTCACCTTCCAAGCCCACCCAAGTAACCACTTCAAACACAGGAGTGTAAATCTTACCGTACGCTTTGTGCTGGTAAAATTCTTTCTTCAGATTGATAACTGGAACAGGTTTATCTTGATAGGCATCTACTTGCGCTGCAATAGCAACTGCAAGAGTCTGTACTGAACGTTTACCGCCAACTGAAGTGGTTGAGTAACGAACTTCCAAGCCTTTATCTTCACCGGATAAGCATTTTAAGCTCATACCGACTTGAGTTTCCCATCCACGTTTACCACCAGCAGGAGCAGCATCAAGTTCAGGTAATGGAGATGTAATACTTACCATCTTTTCACCTAAAACTTCACCTTCACCCCAGCAAATAAAACCGTGAACAAAAGAGAACGGATTAACCGCCCATGTAGAGTCTGATTCAACTTCAGATTCTCCTGCACCAAACACCCAATGACCTGTGCGATCCATTTTAAGTATCGCAGAACCATTGCCCCCACCTACTTCAGTTTCCAAAGAACGAAGTGCAGTAGAGAGTGAAGTAACAGAAGGAAGATTAGAACCAGAAAACGCTACTAAGTTTGACATAATATTGTACCTTATTGAAGTTTAGTAAGAGCAGCAGACAACTGATGCCCAATTAACAGCACAGCAGGACGAGGATCGTCTACATGTGCCATTGTGTTACCCGATGAAATAGAAACGGTTGACCCTTCTGGTAAAGGCTGTTTAAGCTTCTTGAGCTTCTTTTCAGCCTGAGCAGGAGAAATAAACGATGCTTCCATCACATCAGATTCTGTTAAGCCAGCATCAAGTAAAGCTTGTTTAGCTTCTACTTCATCTGACCATTTACGGGTTGCCCGTTTAGCAACCAGTTTGTAATTTGGTAAATCACGACCTGATTCTAACATGTTAAATGCTAAAGCACGCAAGTCTTTTATCCATTCTTCTAAAATCTCAGCGTTCTGAAGATACGCATCTATAGTTGGTGCGTCTATCGCATCAACCTTAACTTTTAATGCACGTTCAACTGCACCTGTCATTAATGGGCAGGTAGGTTTAGCTGCACACCATTTACAATGGCTACCTTCCCGAAGAGGAGCATCAAGTTTTTGAGATGCTTTAACGGCACTTAAAAGCTGTTGTTCAAATGCTTTAATGCGTTCTATTGATGTTACCCAACGTTTAATCATCGGAGGTTGGATAATGATTAGCTCGACTTCTTTTACGTCTTTAAATGCCCATTTGGCTTTTTCAGTACGCATCGCAGCAGCAGCGTAGAACATCAACTGCTCATTTTCTTTTGCTTCTACGATAACGCCATTGCCAAACTTCCAATCCAAGACAATAGCACGATCATGTATACGACCAAGCAAATCGCAGCTGCCAAATACGTCAGGCATGAAATCACCGAAATTAACTTCAACTTCGATTTCATAGTCCATAAAATATCCTGAATCAACTTCATTCAATAACTCCAGTGCGGCATGAATTTTTTCATCAATTAAATCTTGTGTCAGTATAACATCTTGATATTGTGCGCCGATTACAGGCTTTGTACCAATATCTAAATATTCAGCAATGGTATTATGAAGAAGTGTACCCTCGTCAGCGTAAGAAGATGAAGGCTTTTCAGGCGCTTCATTACACAGTTTGACTGAGCCTGGGCAGTTGATTACCCTTTTAGCAGTCGAACCGCCAACAATCTTTGAGTGTGCCATTAATGTATTCCCGTTTCGTTTAAAGTGAATATATTATTTCACAAAAAAATATATTGTACAAATGTTTTTTACAGTGATAAGCTATAACCTCACTAAACGAAACTGGAATACTCAAATGAACAAAAATACAATGATCGCAATAGCAGCAGCAATTTCTTTTATTTCTGGAGGATTAGCTATTAATAAACTTTCTAATAATGAATCTAGTGTAATCCACAAAACTCGCAGCGGATCATTCATTATTCAAAAAAATTTAAAAGGCGAGGAACAAATATATCAGGTGTTGGAATTACCTGGTAACGTTCCAAGCTTTGTAACTCCAAGGGATTAAATGCTAGAACGTGACATTGAAAAATATTTTAAATGGGTGGTTGAAGTGAACGGAGGAAAGACGTATAAATTTACTTCGCCTGCCCATCGAGGCGTAGCAGATAGAATTGCTTGCATGTCGGACGGCTCGTGCTGGTTCGTCGAATTAAAAACAAAAGAGGGTAGATTATCAGAATTACAAAAACTATTTGCACAAGAAATGATAAGGCTTAACCAAAACTACGCATGTCTTTGGACAATAGAACAGATTGATAATTGGGCAATAGAATGTTTGGGATTACATATTTAATTAGATTGATTATATGTTTAGTAATTTTAACGGTCATGCTACCGCTGGCCATCATTAACTTATGGGTAACAAAATGGAAATAGATCAAGATATAGACTGGTTGTATGCACAAGTTGTAAAAGGAGGACTTAAACGTCCAACTGAGAAGCAGGAAGATGAATTTGATTATCTGGTAAGCCGATATAGACGGTTGTTAGGATTAACTGTATCTTCAGCCAGAACACGAGCTTTCAAGGAAGTTATGATGTAATTAACTTTTCCACCAATAAACTTATGGAGTTATCCAATGCCCGACAAAAAGATGGTTGGAGGTAAGCACTACTTATTACCGATCCAACCCGTTACTTACATCCATGCTAACAATATACCGTTTATGGAAGGTAACATAATAAAGTACATTACGCGCCATCGAAGCAAGAATGGCGCAGAAGATATAAAGAAAATCATACACTACTGTGAACTAATCTTGGAGCTTGAATACAATGAATCAACGAGATAAACAACGAAAAAGATGCCTTGAGTATTATCATAAGAATAAAAAAGCCATACATGAACGTGTTATGCTGAAACGCAAAATGGATCGTTTAAAAGCTAATGTTGTAATCCCTCCAGTACCTCAAAAAAGCATTACCAAAAAAGAAATAATGGCTTTAATCGGTATTAAAGCATTGATGCTTGATAAGATCGTGAAAGACCCTCGCTATTGTATGCCTAAGCATGTGGCAACTCATATTGACGGATCAATTCTATTCAACCGAGCCGAGATCATGGATTGGCTTCCATATATCAGAGAAGTTTGTGCGTTCATGTATAACCGTCCTCCGATCAAATTAACTGGAATGGCAGCTTCAATAGTTGAGTTCATGCGTCGCAGTAAAGACATGGAGTTGTATTGTGATGAATTAAGACGTAAACAGTTAGGTGGAAGGATTAATAATGGCTAGGGATGTTGACTACGCCCTCATATTGCAAGTGCTTTATAGCAGAGGCTACACCTTAGCTAGTATATCAAAAGTTACAGGCACAGCGGTAAGCTCGTTATCTAATGTTAAACAAGAAATTAAACCTGTACCGATTGGCTGGCATGATGGATGGGAAGGAATGGCATTGCAAGACTATTACCGTAAAGCACTAGGTGAAGCACCACCCTATGTTGGGGATTACATTGAACTTGGAGATTATTATGAAGAAAATGATACGGCCTTTATCTGATGAAAACGCACGTTGCTTAGGTAGCAACTGCGAAAAGAAAGAAAACTGCTCCCGATACTTAAGTATTGAGGTGGATACTAAGGACTACATGTGGCATGGTGACTTTAAAAAAGAACTGAACCAACTTGAATGTGACCTTTTTATTGATTTTCGAGGCAATTATTATGAGCATTGAGAAAGAGGATGTCAAAAACAAAAAGTATTTAAAAGCAATTTATGATAAGCAAAGAGTACCCAAAAAACCTAATGAATCAGCTTTTTATGAAAGAGTTATTCCTGTAACTGAGTCTGGTTGTTGGTTATGGGTAGGAAAGGTTAGCAATGTAAGGTGTGGAGGTTATGGTGTGTATAACGGATATACCATGCACAGATTTTCTTACGAATTGCACAATGGCGATATCCCTAAAGGTTTATGTGTTTGTCATAAATGCGATGTTCCTTCATGTGTAAACCCATCTCATTTATTTTTAGGAACGCATAAAGAAAATATGAAGGATATGCAAGACAAAGGAAGAAAATGGAGTGGCATAGTTATGCGGAAAATAGACGGGTTACCAGCATCTGCAAAACTAACACCAAGCATAGTTAAGGAAATAAAAAACCTATTAACAGATGGTATGTCTCAAAATCAGATAGCAAAAATTTACGGAGTTACACAAAGCACAATTAGCTTTATTAAAAGAGGTGCGACATGGCAGAACGTGTAAGCCGTGAAAGAGAACTACTTAAGAGATTTATGACTGAACTTAACACAGAAGAAGATGTGGTCAGTTTGTTTAATGATATAAAAGAATGTCTTGCCCAACCTGAGCAAGAGCCTGAATTTAACTTTGATTTAGAACGAATGAAAGCTGCAATAGAATCGCCAATATCAGATGTTACAGGTGAAGAGTTAATGAGGCAGGTTAAAAGCAATCGAGTTTTTTACCAAGAGGGTTATGCACAAGCAGAGCTAGAATTGAAACGTGAGCCTTTGAGTGATGAAAGACTGCGAGATTTAAGTAATTCAATTCATGCTCACCCTGATTTCGATAATGTATCGGTATGGCAAGTTTTTTATATAGCTAGAGCAATAGAAAAAGCACACGGTATTGGAGGTGGGGAATGAGCATTGAAAATGAAAGATTAACAATACCTATGGACTTGGAATTAAAGTGGGCTAAAGAAAAACTACTTGAACGTGATAAGCAAATATCTGGATTGATATCAAAAAACATTTCCTTAAGAGAAGAGTTACAAGAAAATATATCACTACGTGACCACTTTGCTGGCTTGGCTATGCAGGGATTGTTAGCTTCAGATATAAATACAAAATGGGATGAAAATGATATCGCTTTGATTGCGTATGGTCAAGCTGATGCAATGATGGAAAGGAGAGAGAAATAAAAATGGCTAACAAGACAACCAACAAACAGCGTAAGAAAAACGTTTATAAAGCTAACGAGTGCAGTTATGAAACCAAAAATTAAACGAGTAGGGCGATTTTGGGTATGCGGAGGGCCTTACGAAATTGCAGGATATGGACGCACTCCTTGTGAAGCCTATTTAAATTGGAGAAACCAATGGTTTTAAGACCTTATCAGGATGAAGCTGCTGATTTCTTGTACAGTTGTGATCGAGCGATGATTCTTGCGCCAGTTGGTGCTGGCAAGACGGCCATCACTCTAACAGCTATGCAAGCGATGATACAGGATGGGCATGTTAAACGATTCTTAGTCCTTGCACCTAAACGTGTGTGTACTGACGTTTGGAGGCAGGAAGGGCTTAAATGGGCTTCTAACATATTCATTGAAATAGCGATAGGAACTGCTAAGAACAGAATAGCAGCGTTTAATTGCGCTGCTAATGTGATCGTTACCAATTACGACAATCTGTTATGGCTTTGCCGTGAACGTCCGGACTTGCTTCAAGGTTTTGACGGCATTGTTTTTGATGAGCTGACACGTTTGAAGAACCCATCGGGGTCACGTTTTAAAGCATTGTTCAAAGTGATAGACTTGTTCAAGATACGCTGGGGCTTGACCGGATCGTTTACTAGCAATGGTTTAGAAGACGTGTTTGGGCAATGTAAAGTAGTAGACCAATCATTGCTAGGCAGAAGCAAAAACGCTTTCCTACAACAGTATTTTGTCCTGATGAATCGTGATTATGGTGAATGGGCTGCACGTCCTGATTCCTTACCTAAGATTATGAAAACTATCAAACCCGCTACCTATCTGTTGGATGCAGGTGATTACGCTGATCTGATGCCACCTTTGCACATGGTTGAGATTAAGTGCCAGATGGATATGGAACACTATAATACTATGAAGAAGGATTTAGTTGTAGCGTTTCCCAGTGCAACTGCGGTTGCAACTAATCTTGCAGTAGTGACGGGTAAGCTTCAGCAAATGAGTTCTGGGTTTGTTTATCACTCGACAACTACACCCAGTAAGTCGCCAGGTAAGTTTAATACTTCCACACAATCAATATGGTTTTCTAGTCATAAATTCGATAGATTAGAAGAATTGCTTGCAGAAAATCAAAGAGATTGTACAATGATTTTTTACATGTACAAGGAAGAACTTGAAGAACTCAAACGGAGATACCCTCACGCTCAAACATTAGATGATCCTGATGCCGTTGAACGTTGGAATACTGGGCAGATTGAGTTGTTGTTGGCGCACCCTAAGAGCGCAGGGCATGGTTTGAATCTTCAGCATCACGGCAATAAGATAGTGTTCTTATCCTTGCCGTGGTCATTGGAGTATTTTGAACAGGCAATCGGTCGTATTCACCGGAGTGGTCAGAAACGTGAAGTGTGGTGTTATATATTAATGACTGAAAATACTATAGACGAGCGCATTTATTCTGTCTTACAAGAAAAATGTACTTTATCTGAAATTGCGATAGCGGAGTTACGATGAAATTAAGTTGGCGAAAACTAAATGAAGTATTACCGGATTTAGAAGAAGAAGAAGTGCTAACCCTTCTTGAGATGGAAAAAGTAGGCGCTAGACGTGCGATGGTTTTGATACGGTTACATCAACGTTTTTGCACCTTGAGGATGGCTAGAGAGCGCAATCAATTATTTGGGGAACAACAATGATCTTTTATAACTGTGAAGAATTAGAAGCTAAACTTTATAAAGCTAGAATGATTAACTTATATCTTACTATAGCATTAATCATATCCTTAATGGTTAATGTAGCATCAGCAGAATCAATCAACTGCACAACTTTTGGTACTTTAACAACGTGTACTAATGGAATGACTATTAATAGAATGGCATTAGGCACAAACATTACCACACCTGAATTGCCGATCTTACCACCAATGGAGCAAATAGCACCTGCTATGCTAGTCGCCCCATTTCCTCAAATTCAACCTATTGAGCCAATACCAGGCTTCAATAAGTAATTATTCAACTACTTCTTCAGCAGGCATCGCTTGAACTTGCGGGCCTGCTTGAAGTTGTATTTTTTGAATGACCGGAGCAACTTGGGTAAATTGACCAACTCCCAATGCGTTCATGATGATGTTTAGTTCTTCTAATGACAATGTCAATGTAATTTCGTTCATGATAATATTAATTCTGCTTCTTTATTTCTACGAATAGTAAGACCTTTTAAGACCTTACCGCCTGCTTTATCCCAACGTTTGATTTCAGACACTGCGGAAATCCAATCATTAGCATCTACTTTTTTCTTCAGCGTTGAAGAAGTGTAACTACCAATGCCTAAATTATAAACAAAATCTGCTATTGCAGCTTGTTTTTCCATATTAGCTGTTGCTAGTATGGGTGAAGCCTTAATCGCTTGATTAAGCACATCTAATGCCGTTTTAATTAAATCTTCATCAGCTTGGTTTTGAGTCCAAGTCATTCCTTCTTTAATGCCTTTGGTTTGACCGTAACCTATCGTCCAAATCCCTGCTGGGCATTTATAGCTGGTAAGTTTACATCCCTCAGACTCTTTAAGGAGTTTGATTAACAATTCTAATGCACTCATTACCCTTTACCAAAAACATATGCCACTACAGCAAATATAGCACCAACGGCAAAAACAATACCTCCGAAGAAGCCTTTATTGTTAGCTGAATCTTTCTTAAGTTCATCTAGTGCTAAGAAAATACGATCCGATCTTCTTCTGGAATCTTCAAGTTCTTTATGAAGTTCTTGCGTAAGCCCTTCAATTTTTTGTTCTACTTTAGCAACTCTACAGTTAAGATCAGTCACATTGTTTCCTTTTAATCAACTTTGGTTAAAGGTTTTGCTTCAGATATAAAAAACCCTAAAGCACCAAATATAACTGAGCCAATATTAAGCGCATCTTGCACTTTGCCAGGATCAACATTAACACCACCTAAAGCAGATACCGCTGCAATTGAAGCCATTGTGCTAGGCTCAGATAACCTTGACTTCAACCAAATAAATAAACCTAATAATTTACCCATTTAACTACCCTCGTTATGTTTTGATGATATACATCATTGCTACGTTTTTAGGACGGGTTTCTGTACCACCAGTAATGCCAGTTGTATTGGATTGAATATTAGCAATACCTGTTGCGGTGTTATGTGTACCTGACCATGATTGCATACTATCGGGGCCAGATGTACCCCCAAAAGTAGAATTAGCGCCTGTATCGCTGTGTACATGCCCTGCGTCAGTATGCGTATGTCCAGGATCGGTAATTGGCCCGACTAAATCTGCTTGTGTAGAACCTAAGACACGCCCAACATCCACTCCAGCGTTATCATCCCAACCACGAACGAAATATCCTCTTAGATCGGGAAGGTTGAAAGTCGTTGTGCCATCGCCTGCCCCGTATAAAATACCGCAGACACCAAACAGATTAACATAAGTTGTTCTTGATACCGCTGCACCGTTACATTCTAAGTACCCTAATGGTACGACATTGCCAGCGTAAGCAGCTACATGACCAATAGGGCCAGCAGCGCCTGTTATATTAATAGGCCAGTTAGCACCAAAATCAGTAGTATCTTGTGAAGCAGTAAAATTAACACCATTCCATCCCATGAAGATGTCAGTGTTAGATTGTGAAGTTGACGTGCCTGCAAATACATAAGGAGGTGCAAACGATGTCGGAGCGTTGATACCGTAAATGTTATCAAAAGTTGAGATAGCAGGGCCGTTAGTTTCACCGACTAAAGGAGCGCCTTGCAATACCATCTTGTAGATGCCATTCAACCAAATTTGACCGCCTGTTTCGCCCCTAGCGTTTAATATTATAGGGTTAGGCCAAGGCGTTGTAGCAGCGCCATCTTGATAAGCAGTTAATGGTGTAGACGTACCTGCCGCGTAGAACCAAATAAGCCCTCCATTTAAGAAAGTACCGTCATCGCTAAACTGCGCGTTTTGTAAAATCGGTGATAAGTAAGCTTGAGTCATTTCAATTCCTAAAAATATGGTTATCTTTGTTGCGCTGCGCCTGCTCCGACAGAACCCAATAGCACTTGAAGCCCTTTAGCTTGAGAAGGTGATATTGGAACTTTGTTCATTTTATTATATCTGTCAACAATTGCTTGAAAATTTTGAGGGTTTTGTAAAGCGTCAACAATAATTTCTTGCGATTTATTTTTGGTAAGTATATTAACCGCTGCTAACCCTGCATTTATTACGGGTTGCGCTGCTTTAGGTAGGTTTCTAACCATTTCATAAAATCTTGATGCTGTGGCTGAATTGTTAGTTGCATTTAATCCAGACCTAACATTTTCAATAGCTGACATTGCATTTGCAGCATCATCTAAAAATGATCTACCTTCTGGTGAAAGTATGTCTTTTAACGAAGTTCCTATTTCTTTATATGTAGCTTCTGAAGCAGCTTTACGCATTTTAAAAGGACTGATGTTTGCCAAAGTTGATCCAGGAATTCTAGGCGCGGTTTTAAATAATTCTAAAACTCCCTGAAAAGCTTTACCTTCTTCAATAGGCTTTATCTTTTCTATGTAAGTGTTGAGATATTTCTCCCAATTTCCAGCGCTTGCATCTTTTAACGCTTCATCAATTGCACCTTTCAATTCCATTGCTGTTACTTTATTAGCTTTAATAGCATTTTTAATTTCATCGTTCGGCCCTACAGCGCCTCTTAAAACATCATCAATTGTTTTTCTGGCCGCATAAAGATTGGCAGGATCAACTTTTCTGGCAAATACAGGGACATCAACTGCTAATCCTCCTGCGCCAATAACTGATTTTTTACTTACAGGGCCTAAAGCAATGTTTTCAATTTCAGATGCCTGTGTTTGCGCTGCTGGAGAGCCTAAGCCAGTTTCACCTGGGCGAGTTCTAATATCCGATGTTACACGCATTATGGGCGCTGCAAGTTCAGCAGATGATTTTTCTCTGGCTTTTTCAAAAGCTGTTTTACGCAAAGCTCCAGTTTCAGCGTTTAATAACTCCATTTCTTTAGTCGCTTGCGTTGGATCAAATGCGCGTTCTTGAAGCCCTTTTAATATAGCTTGTTGATTATAAATATCTGCTTCAGCTAAAGCAGTTTTACCAAATTTAGTACGCACATAATTTTCAAACTCAAGCAATGACCTTTGATCTTCAGGAACCATCATTCCTAAAGTTGGTTTAAGTTCAGGAATATTTTCATATGTACGAGAAAGATCAACAGTTTCTGGGATCGTTCTACCTGGCACTTCTGCAAATTTACCTAATATCTGCGCTGCTGCTGTAGGCGCGTGGAGCATTCCAGCTACGCCTTCATATACTTTTTTTCCTATATTTACAGCGTGGGGGATTGTATAACCTAAAGCTTCACCGCCAACTTGACCTCCTGCGCCATACATTGCAGCTTTACCTCTATTTTCAGGTTCTGTCGCTGCGCCATACGCTCCTGCACCTGTTACCCTAGAAAGAAAAGGCATTATTCCTTTAACCCCTGCTATTGCAGGCGTAATTTTATTTAATGCTATTTGAGGAACTGCTTGCCCATATATTTCACCTGCTGTAGCTTGCCAAGGTGCGGCTTCTACGTAGGATTTTGAAGCGGCTAATTCTTCACGTTCCGCAGGCGTTAAATCAGTAAACATCCCTTTTAACCCTGCATACTGCCTCCGTGCAGCCGCGTTAACGCCTAATGCAAAATTAGCCATACCTGATTCTTCAGCAGGCGTTTTAGCGTAGCCGTATTTTTCCCACGCTTCAGGCTTAGGCATTTGTGAAGCTTTCCATTTTGCAGCAGCATTAGCTACCGCTTTCATCATGGTTTCATTTGGTTGAGTTGCTTCTCTTTGTGCTATTTTTGCGCGTAAATCTTCTATTGTCATGCCCATTTTACTTTACTCCAGTTGAAGTTTTGTTACCTTGCGTCGGGGCGTAAATTGGTTTTCCTTTATTAAGCAATCTGTTATTAATCATTTCTAATGCATTAGTTTCAGATAAATACCCATTTTCAATGGAGTCAAGAATTTGATCTTCAGATAAAAAATCACCTTTTTGAACAACATACGCTTCTGCGTCCCTAATAACTTCCTCCAAAGCTCGAAGTCTATTTACAATAGGTTCATCAGTAGCAGGGTTAGATATCATTTCTAATCTATTTCTGACATCTATATCTGAAGATGCTCCAGGTGCATAAGGAAGCGATCTTGCCATTTGTTGTTGGATAACTTTTAATGCTGCTAAAGCATCGCCACCAGGGACTGCAACACCAAAAAATTTACCTAATCTAGCAAGCCCTGATTGAACATCACCTTCAATAGATTCATTAATAAGTTTTCTTATTGCTTCAGGTTTTGGGCCTCTAAAATAAGTTTCTATGGCTTTTCTATCAGCAGCTTTTTCTTCAGCAGTTAAAGCAGCTGCTTTTTCAGCCCCTGCAATTTCACCTTTTAGCTTGGCTTTTTTAACATCCATTTGTTCAGGTGTGTTAATTACTACTTGAGGTTGTACTTTAAAATTTTCTTTAGGACTTAATTTTCTAATTTGAGCTTCTGCAAAAGCTTGATCTTCAGCAGTTGCATCAGGATCCTTCAACATACCTTCATAAAAAGCTAATTTCTTAATATTGGCTGGATCGGCAGGCGTAGCGTTAGCGTCAGGAGGCTGAGTATTTTCAGGGCTTTTAGCGCCTGGAGGCCACATTCCACTAGACCCTGGAATAACAAAAGCGTTTCCATTTTCGTCATGCCCAAATGAATTGTAATAAGTGCTTGGTTGAGGTGCAACCCCTCCTTGAACAAGCCCTTGTTGAGAACCTTGAGCTTTAGCTGCCTCTTGATTTAATCGTTGACTATCCGTATAAACTTTGCTTTTATTAGCATTTGATACTATGGATTCATATGTAGCATTAGGATCCATCGATGTATGGTGGCTGGGTGCCCACCCTTCTGCAACTGCTTGAGTTGAAATTTTACTTAACGCAGTTCTTAAATTATAAAGATTTTCAGCGTCTGGAATTTTACCTTTATTAGCTTCATAAGCGTTTAAAAAAGGCAACGCTGCATTAGCCATTGAAGTTTCTTTTTCTCTATCTTCTGCATTTAAAATTTTAGCTGTTTCTGCTTGTTGATGCTGCATCCCTACCATATCTTTTTGCATAACAAACTGATTTTTTAAATACTCTTGCGCCATTGCAGGGTCAAAGGCACCTATTTGTTGATAGGAAGGTGGAGCTTGTTTAGCATATAAAGCTTTTAACCCTTCACGCTCTTGTTGCGCTCTACGGGCATTTTCTAATCCAATAGCACTAGCTTGAGCTTCTTGTCCGGTCTTTAAAGCGTTAGGATATGCTTCCCATTGCATTTTTAAAATTTCAGTTAAGTCACTCATTTTAACCCCCTAGACCAGGTTGATAGCCCCAAGACACTTGCGATGAAGGTGAACCGCCAGGATATGAGCCGCCTGATGAACCAATACCGCCTCCACCAAATAAACTACCTAATGAACCTACTGCACTAGCAGCTCCAGTCCAAGGTGCAGCTGCTCCAGCAGCGTTAGCAGCGCCTAATGCTTGATAAGCTGGAGCCATTGCATTAGCCGCACCAACACCTATTTGACCTAAACCTAATACAGAGTTTTGACCTAACTTGGCAGGTTCTAAATACATTTGACCAATTTGTGCTTTTTGGTTTAAATCTTGGGTAAAGGCTGTACCGTAAGCTTTCTGCGCTCTTTCCCAAGCCGATTGATAACCTTGAGCTGCTTGACCTTGAGCATAAGTGTTCATGGCTTGACCAGCAGCGCCAGATAGCAAGCCACCTTTAGAAGCCGCGCCTTGTTGAACGCCTTGCAAACCTTGTTGCAATTGGAATTGATAGCCTGGCGTTGCTTGCAGTTCAGCTAAATTTCTTACCATCGGTGTGTATAAAGGACTTTGTCTGTAATCCTCCATACCGTAACGTGATGTCAGGTAAGGTAGATTAGCTTCATATCCTGTAGCCCCAACTTCACCTAAATGTGTGTAAGGCTTAATGTCTTTTTGAGCTTGCCCATAGACTTTCTTTGTCCAATCTAATTGTTCTCGCGCAACGGCGGCTGATGCTGCTGCTGCGTCAGATTGCCCCGCTGCCCCTAAAGCGCCTGATGCTATTCCTGCTGCTGCTATTCCCCAAGGCATGAAAACCTCCTATCTGATTTAATACAGAAAATTAATGTGATCCGGTCAACCGGAGAATTATTACGCACCCAATGAACGGCTTGGTTATTAAACCAATAGACTTCACCTGGTGGAGATATATGCTCTCCTTCTTCAAAACAGAACGCTTGATCTGGATGGCTTTCTAACTGTACTGCATATTTATCATAATACTTGGCGTGCCAAGTAGTATCAGTATGGGGTTTGCATAATCCACCGGGGGGGATTTTAGATATTAAGATTCCGCCTAGTTCTTCACCTTTCACGGTAGCCATTAACTGAAAGGCTAAGTCTTTAATAGCTGGAAGGCTATCTGCTTCTTTATACCAGCATGAACGGTGTTCGCCATTAAATTTAGCCCAATCACCACCGTCATACTCAGTGAGATCGCGGAATCTAACATGGATGTCCTCAAATCCATAATGAGGACTAGAAGGCGTATTTGTTCTGATAGGGTTTCTGTTCCAAAGCTGAGGATTACGTTTTAACTGTAACAGTATCTGCGTAATATCTACATTAGCAATGGCCATAATATTATTCATACTATTCCTCTGACACGTTCAATAGCTGCGGTGTTCTGTATATTCATTTGGCATAACATTTTATGCCGTTCTTGGTTAAGTTCTTTACGAAGCAAATAGTAGTATGCTTCTGACATAATTTCGTAATTAAACAAGTCTTTATAAGCTATTCTATACCCTTTAAGTTGAATCATCAAATCAGCCGAATATGAAGGCATCGCTTTAAAGCCTAGCTCTGCTATTGATTTATTTATATCATCAAAAGGACGGTCTATAATTAGCTTTTTAGCAGAGTGTAGGTTAAGTTCATCCACTCTAATAAATGCACTGGTTTCAGCAATTCCTAAAGTTCCGCTATACTCCATCGCATCTAAATCAGTCGTATGGTAATCCATTGCTGATTCATGAATACAAAGTGAAGTATCAGTTGTCAGCAAGTTAGAAACCCATGCTGTTCCTGATCTAGGAAGCGCTAAAACCATGAAGTCTATCATAGCCAAGGTAATTTAGGGGTTATGATAGTTGGATTTATCTGTGCTTCAATTTGGCTTGCTACATTCGCTTCATATGATGCTACTTGTTCTTCTCCCAAAGCATCTTGTGTCCAAGCGACCACTTGATCTAAAGTTAAATCTTCATAAGGTACATAATTAGGCTTGTCAGGATCAACTTCAAATGATGCTGTTCCATATACTGAACCTGTATAAGTTCCGTCTGTAGCTGTTAAAGTCCAATGGGCTACAACGACATAATCAAGCATACCATTTACGTCCGGTTTGCAATTTAAAGCTATGATGTTCCAATTATTCGTTATCATCCTACTATCCAGTTTGTACCATTATAAAATACAGGTATGGTGACTGCACCGCCAGTTACAACTGTTGCACCGAATGTAGGTGCTAAAGCATTAGTTACATACGCTCTTGCGCCTACAACACCTGTTGGTAATGTGGCTACTGTATAACCTAAAGTTTTTATTGTTCCAGCTACATCTAATTTTCCTGTAGGACTACTCGTCCCAATCCCCACGTTGCCTGAGGAATCGATGCGCATAGCTTCCGTTAATGCTGTGTCAGAAGTATTAACTCTACGAGAAAAGGCTAAATCCCCTCGTCCGTTTACTCCGCCACTTACTAACAAGGCTTTAATCGCCCATTGTGGAGTAGTTTGTCCTACAGATGAAGCTGCACCTAATAGTATCGCACCACCGTCCCCAACACCTGCATTAGGTGAATATGCGTATATAGTACCTAACTTTGAGCCAGCATCAGTTAAATTAGCAGTTGTTTGTCCGGCACCGGAAACATTTAATTGAGCGCTAGGACTACTCGTACCGATCCCAACGTTGCCGGAGGCATCTTTGTATATCTGGTTTGTACCTATAGCAATTACACCAGTACCACCAGTAAACGTACCTGTATAACTTAAATTAGTAAATGCTCCAGTATTTGCGGTTGTTGCACCTACAGTCCCATTAATATTGATTGACGCTGTACCCGTTAAATTGGTAACTGTACCGCTTGATGGGGTTCCTAATGCGCCATTAAATGTTATAAATGCGCCAGCAGAACCTACATTAACTCCAAGCGCAGTTAATACGCCTGTTCCAGTTGTAGTTGTAGCAGGAGCGCTTCCAGCTCCTCCTCCAATCATTAAAGCATTAGCTGTTAATGCTGCGGAAGTAGCCCAAGTAGATGCTGAACTGAAATAAGGAATACCACCTGAAGTTCCTGCAACAGTAAAAGCGGGTGTAGTTGTAGCTGTAGCGACAGTTATTAACCCTCCAGTAAACCCCACTGATGTAACAGTTCCTCCTGATCCTGTAGCTGACAAAGTACCAGCAGCAAATGAAACACCTGTTCCAATTGTTACGGAGCTAAAACCGCCGCTACCATTTCCATAAAGAATAGCTGATCCCGAAGTTGCAGGTGCGTAATCAGTTCCGGAAGCTGCAATAGATAAAACCCCTGTTGAAGTAGTGTTTTTAACTATCCCAGTCCCCAAAGCACCTAAAAATTGAGCGCCTGATAAACCAGTATCTGTTGTGCCTTGTACAATAAATTTATTAGTAAAAGCTACGTTTGCAGAGCCATCTACAGAATTACCAGCTAAATTTCTTGCAGTTGCCCATTTGCTTGCAGTTGCAGCGTTTCCTCCGATGCTTAGACTGGTTGCTGTACCTGAGAAATTTGTTCCTACAAAAGTGGGTGATGATGTAGTTGCTATATCTTGAGGTAAACTTAATGTAACTGCGCCTGTTGAAGCTGATGCAATAACTTGATTAGCTGTTCCGGTAATGGATGTAACCCCATTAGACCCTTGAAGCCCTGCAACAGAAATTGTCCAGTTTGCATAAGTACCAGAACCGCCAATAGAATCAACATTAACTACTAAAGTTGTACCGCTGAAAGATGTAATTACACCTTCCATATAATTAGCAGGTGTAGTGACGTAAGCCACTCTAACTCTAGTTCCTACTGTAAAAGCAGTTGAAATATTAGAAAGGTTTGTAGTAAATGTTTTTGACCCTGTTGCAATAGCTACAGAAGAAACGGACGTTAAATTGTAATACCCTATACCTACTTCAGTAATTGGTGTTACAGTTACAATAACTCCAGGTGTTCGAGGAACTGTTGGGCTTGAGGTAGCTGGCAATGTTACAATTGAAATATCAATGTCACTAACAGCCCATAAAATTTGAATATAATCCCCAGCATTTAATGACAGCACATAATTTACAGCTGCAATCATTTCACCGTTAATAGTTGAGTTTTTTGATGCAATCCAATATATGCTATTACTATCTGGAATATCTACGCCATTTAAACGAAACCATACATCAGTATTATAATTTTTGTTTCCCGTACCAATGTTTTGAAACTGTATGGAGTATTGAATATTGTATACGCCAGCATGCGCAACTGTAATCCGATTGCTGCTAACTATACTAACACCACTATTATTAGGGTCAGAAGTACCAATATTAATTGTGTACGCTACAGTTGTACTGGCTGCAGTTTGATTAGTTGTATCCCAGAATGATCCCCAATAGCCTGTTGTACCAATTCCTGTTGCTACAGTTGCCCAAGTAGGCACTGTTGAGCCATTAGAAGTTAAAACCTGACCTGCTGATCCTGCTGCGGTAAATGCGTATTGAGTACCGTTACCGACAGCAACAGCGCCTGCTGTGGGAGCTGCTGTGCCATTTGTGCCGCCATTGGCAATAGGAAGCGTTCCAGTAAAAGTAATGCTAGGTGTAGTTCCACCGCTAGAAGCAATATTTCCGCTTCCGGTAACAGCAGTTACTGTACCACCTGATCCAGTAGCACTTAATGTTCCAGCTACAAATGTAACTCCACTTCCAATTGTTACATTACTAAATCCACCAGTACCATCACCATATAAAATAGCAATTCCTGACGTTGCAGGTGCTTTATTGTTAAATGTATTCCAATCAGTTGATGATAGGTATCCATTTGTACTAACTCCGGCTTGACTAATACTAATTGCAGGAGTATTACCGCCAGATGATGCGATAGGTGCAGTTCCGGTAACAGCAGTTACCGTTCCTCCTGATCCAGTTGCAGATAAAACACCGCCAGCAAAAGTAACACCTGAACCGATAGAAACTGAACTAAATCCGCCAGCGCCATTGCCATAAAGAATGGCTGTACCGGACGTTGCAGGGGCAAAATCAACGCCTGCTACCGCGTTATTAAATCCACCTGAGCCATTACCTTTTAAAATACTGGTTCCAGTCGTAGAAGGCGCATATGTCACCCAAATGACACCATTCCAATAAATCATTTGATCTATTGTGGTGTCAAAGTAAGGATACCCTATGTAAAGATTTTGAGTTGGTCTACCTGATGTAGGGCCACTAGCTACAACTGATTGCAGAATAGGTTGTAATTGACTAAACCATTGCGCCCAAGGAGTTTGCACTCGGTCGTTAGCATCAACTAAAGTAGACTGAAAGGGAGGTTGAGATATAGCCATTATTTAGATGCCTGTGTTGCGTAAGCAGCAGCGCCAATCAATACTGTTTTGATTGGATCAGTTATTCTAAATTTAAAAACATAGTTTCGTGATACTCCTAATCTGCGCCATTCAGCGCGGCTTAAGAAATCACCTTGCGCTCCACATGTCGCCCACATTTCATCGCCCCAAGTGTATCCACCATCTCGGCTCACTTGTAACATGACTTGAGGATTTTGACCTTGACCATCATTAAGCCCACCGCCTTGTTCCATATCCAATCGCAAACGATAAATATGAAGTTTATTAAACGAGGTATTTACAAAGAAATGAGGCGTGATCAATTCTCTTGCAATCAAATCACCATTATCTGTGTAAGATGCAGGATCGAGAATATACAAATTACCATTACGATAATCCGAAGTTATTACATGGAAGTCAAATTGACAACCAAAATTAGCGTAATGTCTTGTGGTAGCACCAGATAATAAGGTACTCCAAACTTGTGAAGTTGCATCATATAACCAAGTAACCCCTTGTTGCTGGAAACTTATCTGATAAAATTCATGCCCATTTTGACGATAGCTGAAAGCAATAGCATCGCCAGGGTTTACATATTCGTTAAATAAAAAATCTAAATCGGGCGTTGATACTGTAACAGGGCGATAATTTCGGATCGTTACAACTGATAAACCGCCGCGCCTTGCTCGGCCTAAATAAATTAATTCACCATTACATCGCGCAACGCTCCATCGTGCAGCTACACCCATATCAGTAGGTGAACCAGGTATCCTTAATAATGGAAACGGAAATGCGCCAATATCCTGCCAGTATTCTTGCGAAATAAAACCTAATAAAACTAAACAGCTATTATCAACCGCAACTGCTTCTAAAGTATCGGTATATGCTTCTTTACTGGCGAAACTTAAAGCGTTCCAAGTAAAGCCGTCGTATAACTGGGATAAGTAAAATTGACGTGTATTAGGCGCATTAACGATAAAATACCCGTCTAAGAAAGTTACAGTATTGCCTCCAGGGAAGCCCTCTGCTGTAATAGCTCTAAAATTATTAACTACTTCTAAACCTCCCGCGCCAGCAGGAGTAGTATTAGGTACTGTAAATGTCCATTCATTAGCTAATGTACAAGTTCCAGTACCTGGTGTAGTTCCGGTAGCCGCAAAAGAAGTACCCACTTCGTTATTTATAGCGCCAACTAATTGAAAATCGGAAGTGCCTGCACTATTGATAACATATTGAGTGCTAACAACTAAAGCTGTAGCGGCTGTCAAAGGGAAATTAACTACATAATTACCTGAAGGTACTGGCCCTGCGGTTTTTAAAATTTCAACATTAGCATTAGAATGACGATTAGTTGCGTTTTCAGTTACTGCAACAATACCGTTTTGCGTAAATGTAAGTAATCCAGTAGCACTATTATTGATGACTACGCCTGTACCAATAGGCATTTCATAAGTTGTTCCCGTACCAATACCTACACCAGTTGCAGTAAATATAGTGCCTACAGTATTAGTCGCAGCGCCATAAAGTGTAAAGTCTGTAGTGCCTAATGTTAGAATTTGATATATTGTACTAGCTACTAGAGCTGTGGCATTAACGACTGGTAATGAAGCAGTAAATACCAATCCTACGGTATTTGATGCCGCTCCATAAAGAGTAAAGTTTGTAGAGCCTACAATTAAAATTATATATTTTTGCCCCGCTACTAAAGATGTTGCGGGAACATTAACATCGATAGTTGCTGGAACCGCTGTGCCTGTGCCAGTAGCCGCTTTAGTAGCTGTAAAAACGGCGCCTAATACGTTAGCCGCGGCCCCTGCAATAGTAAAATCAGATGTACCTAATGTTAAAACAACATACTTTGATCCTGCTACTAATGCAGTTGCCAAAATTGGAGTTTGCAATGAAGGTAAAACAATAGCAAAAGTCCAACTGCCTTGTATAGCTGTGGCAATTGTATAGACTCCTGAAAGAACATCGCCGCCATCAGTAGTAATGGTAGCTGTATCTCCAGCGATGCCAGCATTAACAAACCCTGTTACAGTGATAGTTAATCCTGTACGACTATAAACATTTGAAACGGAATTAGCGGGGTAGGTATAGCTTAATTGAAGCGTTTTTGGCTCATAAATATATCCATTTTGACCATCAACAATTATTATTTGTTGAGCATTATCTGAAATTGAAACTGTGCCTTCAGCCGTTGAAAGCGTTCCTCTTTCCGTAACTACGCCGTTTTTATCAATCTCTATTAACTTATTAGCATTTACGGAATAAAGTAAATTTAATGATTGAAGCCACCAAATTCCACGCGAAGGATTTTTACCCGCATTAGCAAATAAAGTTAATCCTGGTGTTGGATAGGCGGCTAAATTTGTCTTATCTTTTTCAGGTTTAACTTCAAGAAAAAGATTCTGCCTTTTTTGAGCAGAAACAGCTTTAGACCGTCCAGCTATGCCAGCCCCTAATATAGGTAGTACAATGGCTTCTGGCATTATCGTCCATACCCATCGCTATAAATATTATATCTCATTTGGCTGGTACTCATAAGCGCTACATCCGTACTAAGGGTAGGAGTTCGTTGATTAATCCTCTTAATGCGTTTAATAGCATTTTGAGCTAAAGCAACAGAAGTTTGTCTAATATCAAATTGGTATTCTTCAGCAATACGAATTGCTAAATTAAACACTATAGCTTCCCAATAACCCGGAGGAAGGCTAATGTACGCAGTAGGATCATTAACAACTGTAAATGGCTTCCAAGATGTCAAAGTAATCGTTTCATTACTTGATGAACATATTGGGTAGATATAAGCATTTCCGATAGGAAAACCCCTATCATAAAATAAATAACCTGGGAAATTAGTTTGTAAACTTTTAAGTCTTACAGAATTATAGTCATCCCATTCCATAATTTGCATGGGATAATCAACAGGAATACTTCCGGTATAAATAGTAAAGTAAGCATCTATTATTCGGCTTGGCCTGATAGTATTCCACATAGCCCCTAACCCTATAGTATAAGGGTTAGTACCGGAGGTTAAAGGAAAGGTTTCCCTGGTGATTTGATAGAGCATCAATTCATCAGCAGACCACGAGTCTAACATACGATTAAGTGATTCTATGCCGTCTTTAAGCTCATTTGCGGTTAAATCAGTATCTACAGAGGATACTTGAATTAATCGCATTGCAGCGCGTACTAAATCATTTGCAGTATAAAGCTGCCCAACATTGCTGACCATTGAAACAGCAACAGTGTAAGGGGTTATATACGCCCAAACATTTGCAGCGTTAGCCCAAAAAGTAGATAAATTCCCCCAGATTGGTGCAGGGAGAGTCCAAATATCATTAATGAAAACCGTTGATATGAGGTTGCCCCCCATCAGCTGAATGTCATAATCTTGAACGCCATCAGCTACCCAAAAAGATATATTATAGCCGCTAGATATTACGATAGGGTTAGCTATAGGGGTAGTCATCGCCTGATCTTCAAAGATCGCCACCGCAGAGGAAGTGTTCGCATAGAACACTCCAGCGGAAATCAACCCTAATTGACCCCCTAACTGAGGAACTAAATCAAGAGTAAAATACCTTGCCATAATATCCCCCTATTAAAATTTATCTAGCAATCTATAGCATCTGCAAACTCTGGGAGAGTTTTTAAAAACTCATAAGTCTGCTTAACAAAATTACCTCCATCCATTGTTGATGCAAATGAATACGCAACAGTCTTTAAAGTAGCTTTAGTGATAGAGTCGCATACATCTACATTACCTGTAGTCTGGTGCTTATCCCAATAAACAGAATTAACTCTAACATAAGAGTCTTTTAAAATTATATCTTGCCCAAATGCTTGAGCTTTAAAATCTAGTGTTAAAGCCATTACGATATTGCTCCTTTAATAATTACATAGTTAAAAACAATGGCTTCTGACAAAGACCCTGCCGTTTCATTCTTTACATAAATTAATGCTGTGGTATTTGCGATTACAGTTCTAAAAGAATAATTATACCCAAACCCAGCAAATTGTGGCGTTATCAAAAGGATATCATTTATTCTTAAAAGCGAATTATTAAAGATAAAGCCCACCGTTGCACCAGCTCCCAAAGCGGCATTATTCATTGTTATCTGACCAGCTATAGTGTTAAGCGTTACTGCTGTGCCTTTGCTTGTAAGCTGCGTAACCGTACCGCCTGAACCTGTACCATAACCAATTCCAGTGTTATTTGTAGACACCAAATCTTTTAATGGTGTTGTCCAAGTAACCCCACCAATCAAAGGTCTGTAAATATGAGATGCAGCAAATCCACCAGGATGGTTGTACCCAGAGCCTCCATGTTGAGCATATGGTAATGTACCATCACCCCACAGTAAACTATTTGTAACTGACGGCACATTGGGGCGCTGCTCGCCATAACTATAGCCAACTGAACTTAAAACTGTTCCAGCGTTATCTTGTATGGTTGGGTAATATTCCGAGCCAAGTGCCACCAATTTAGAAGTAAACAACGGTGCATTAAAAGTTCCAAATTGACTGTCTGTATCAACATAAACAACAACCTGATCGTTTGATCTTTCAACTACAAAATGACATGCAACGCCAGCCGCTAAAGTGTAGGTAATGGTTGATGCAGCTACTCCGATACTATCAACACCCCCGGCATAAAGCGCAAACGTCAAGGTTGTACTAAGTGTTCTGATTACTTGAAGAAAATCATTAGCTCCAGAACCTGTTTTAATAGTGATATAATTAGTACCACCTAATAAAGCGGTTGAATCAAGATAAACTCTTGCTTTAAAATCAATAACTTTTTTAGTCCCTACACAGAAGTTTCTACCCCCTACTATGCTTGCATTGATAGAGTCACCTATTGTTAATATGCTAGACACAGGATCATATCCATCACGCACCATACAATCTTTTCTATGGACATCCAGTAAGCCAACATTTCTAAACTTTGCATAAGTCCTAACCAAGCCAGCCGATTTATCACGGCTTTCTTGTCCTGCTTGTCCGTCAGGAAAAGCTGTTGAAGCAGGGCTTGGCACTAGATTAGTTGCCATAACAATAGAGGGTACTTTTGTCCACCCCTGCATTGCATCAATAGCCGCTTTCAAGTAAAAGGTTTGTATTCCAGCGCCATCATTCATACCGAATGACATAACAACTAAATCTGGCGATAAGTTCCTAACCATATCTATCCAATTAACCGTAGGTGATCCTGCATACCAAGGAATATAGGTCTGATATTGTGAGTTAAATAAAGAAGAGAACTGTGTTCCACCAATAGCTCTGTTATAGAAATTTATCGCCCCAAATTGATTTTCTAATGTCGTTCTTAACACCTCTGTTAGCATGTCAGATCGCCCAATAGAATTTGCAAAATAAGTGCTAATACTATCACCAATTAAAACAACGGTTGGTGTGGTGACCGCATTGAGCTGCGTTAAGTGCTTTGCAGCAACAATATCTTGGTTTACAAAAGTATCTGATGTTGATGATTCAGGTATGACAGCTTTATGATAAACGCTAGATAATAGGCTGCCATTGCCTCTAAATGTCGTATCCGCTAGGGAAGCTATGGCTGTACTGGGTGCATAAACATTATCTCTTACAAGCACTGTATTTGATCTAACAGCTGCATTTTGCAATGCTGTACTATCATTTGTAACGCCATTACCCACCACACCAAAGTCTTTAGCGGCTACGTTATCGTTAAGCTTAGATGCTACAGTTCTTGCAACTGCGCCCATACCAGTTTGAATAGTCCCTACTAAGGCTGATCCATTAGATGCAGTAAGATAATTTGTTAAATTTTGGATCGATGTAACTGTACCTGTAACTACAGTAACAACCCCAAAACTATAAAAAGTTCCTGTAACAGTACCTGTAATTTTATAACTTCCAGCAGGAACAGCTACACCAGTAGGGCTTGCAGCAATGGCGGCAGTAAAGGCCACAGTATCATCTGTAACACCATCACCTATAGCACCGAAATCTTTAACTGAAGGCATATCCCCGAAACCATCGCTTATAAGCCTTGATATGGCTCCTGAAATAGCAACCCCATTTTTAGTAGCTATAAAATTGCTAGCTGTAGCGATATTAGACCCGGTGGAACTAATACTTAATGCGGTTAGATTACCATTACCATCTTGAACTTGTTGAAGTGTTGAAGTAATGCCTCCAGGAACCTGCAATAAGCCTGGAAAGGTTAAATTTTGTTGCTGATTCGCTAGGCTAGACATTTACTATTCCTCAAATGGGGTATTTCTAATACGTTTTTTAGGGGTTTTACCCTGATCGTCCCATTCTTGGGAAGTAAGCCATCCATCCTTGGATAAAGCTTTATATTCTTGCTCATCAACGGCAATTGTTGAATTGGCGTATGAGTCTTTGTGCATCGAGCATGGATAATCGATTGCCATATTTCACCTTAAAGGAAAAGGTGGAGGACTTTATCCCTCCACCTTCAACTTACTATGGGTTATTAGCCGCAATTGCACCGTAGTTACTTGGTGATGCTGTCATAAAGTCAGTAGCAACAGGGTAAGAACGAACAATTTGAACTAAATATGTATCAGCTGCTGGAGTTTTACTTGCAGCAGTTGGGTTTACATAAGTGATACTGATAGTATTAGCAGCTTTCACTCTTGCGCTAGCTATAGCAACGCCAGCAGTTTGAGCTGCTGTAGTTGATACTGATACAAAATCACCTACAGCAACGCCAGTAAGAGTAAAATCTTGCTCGGCAGTGGTAATTGTTGCAACAGCAGCAGGAGTTACTGCTAAAGATACAATAGATGTAGCGCGGATTGGTGCAACTGCAACTATATTAGGGCCTGGATTACTCATATTAAAATACTCCTATTAACCAGTGATACGGCAAGCCAGCTCAGGATAAACTGTGCTGAAACCATAAAGAACATCAAGACGAGTCGGCAATTGGTCAGAGTTAATATCGTATTGGCGAACCAAACGAATTGACAAACCATCAGCAGAAGCACGTCCAGCCATATCAACACCTTGAGGCAATAATAGGTCAGCAGTACCAAGAGCAAACGCATCGCGATGGAACGCAATAGCATTGGCGTAGCTTGCACCAGCAGAACCTGAAATTACAGTAGCGTTGCCAGAAGCAATAGTACCAGTGGTGCTAGTTACGTTTTGGAATTGACCGCTAAATACAGGTGTTGGGAATACTTGAACTGTTTGTGAAGAACCAGTACCAGTAGTCAACGCAGTTACTACGAAGTTTCGTAGTGTACCAGTTGATTGACGGTTTTGTGGGTTCACAGCGTAAACGCCAGGTATTGTGAAAACAGTGCCTTGAGTTAAAGTTTTACCATTAGTAATAGTAGCAGTTAAACCAAAAGTAGTTGCAGCGTTAGTTTGAACAGACCCGCCAGCTTGTGCAGCTACAGCGATAGTGTCAGTACCAACGATGAAAGAACCAGAAGTAAAGTTACCTACGTTTTGATCCATTGCAAAGTTAAAACCTAAAGTGCTGTCGCCCATTGCGCCTTTCTTAAATATTTCAGAAATAACACCTTGTGGGTTGAACAAGTTAGTCAAACCAGAAACGATACCAACATCGATAGTAGGATCAACAATAATGCTTCTTAATTCATCAACAGGAGCAGCTTCTTGGTTCAATCTAGCACGAGCAGCTAAGATTGTGTTCAAAGATTGTGCTTGAGTTGGTGAGTTAGATAACACGCCAGGAGTACCGACCATGTTATATACGTTCAAGAATTGTTGTAGACCATCATAGTCGATTTTGTTAGCAACCGCAGCAATAGCAGGCTTAATAAAACGATCTGAGAAGTCAGAAATGTTTAAGCTCAAATCTTGAGTTGTAAACGCCATATCAACACCAAATTGAGTGTTCAGAGTCAATGGAACGTAAGTTTCAACAGAAGATTCAACTTGAAGTGCAGGGCCAGTTCTACCAACATAACGAGGAGGTTTTCTCAAGTTAATAGTAGTGCCGATTTTTGCGCCTTCGATGGCGAATTTGTCGTCATATTGACGGCTGATTGCACGAGTAAAAACTAAGCTGTTGGTCAAGACCCGTAGAGCTTCGTTTGTAATCATGCTTATGGTAAGCAATTGATTAGACATATTTGTCTCCAAATGAAAAGAAAAAGGTATTTAGCCTGATTTATTTCCAGATGGGAGCCAATCCCTCGAATTATCTGTACTGAGGTTGCCTAGCTATTTAAACAGGCAAAAGTTTAAATAGATGTGAGGTCATTATATACCATATCATATTTAAAATGTACATAAAAAAATGCCACCAATATAGTATTGGTGGCGAGTCGGAGAGTTTTTAGCGTTTTAGACGTGCTACCAGTTTAGCTTTATCTTCTGCATTACGAGCAGCTATATATTCCGAAGTAGACATCTCAGCGTAAGATTTAGTTCCATTTACAGTACCGCCAGTGCCATTAATAGGCCGTATTGGTTTAGGTGCTGAACTTGCTCTAGTATCTTGTCTAATAATTGAAGCTAATCTCATGCCTGCTTGTACAGGCGACATATTAGAAATTTCATAGGCTACATCAAGATTTCTACCTAATTGATAAGCTATATCAGGGCCATTTTCCATACCTAATATGGCTTCTCTGATAGTTTGGTTCTGAGCTAATATCGGATCAGAAGTAATTCTTTCAATAACAGAATCATAATCTACATATCTAACACGAGCAGCTGCTTCAGCCGTTTCTAATTTAGCTTGTGCAGCTTGTTGAGTTTGCGCTCTTGCTCTTTGCTCATATTCCTGAGCAACGGCTTGTTTTGCCTCCATAACCGCAGATTCACGAGTATATTGCATCATTGCATCCATATACCGAGGGTCATACTGACCGCCAGCAAATTGTGACGGATCAGGTGGTGCTAATGATGGCGCTTGTTGCTCTTGAGCAGGAGAATACTGTCTAAGTATTTGCTCCTGCTGCTCAAGCATCTTTTCCAAACGCTCTGCTTGCCTTCTTGCTTCGTGCTTATCACGGGTTAATTCATCAATCCGTTTCTTATACCAAGGGTCTTGTTTTTCGGAGGTAGGTTCTTCAGTTGCTTCTACCTCCTCCTGATTGCCCTCTGATTCAACTTCTTGTGATTCAACTTCTTGAATCTCTACGGGTGTACTTTCGATTATTTCTTCGCTCATTTTGTTTCTCCGGGTTTTGCTTCACTTGTTAATGCTGCAATATCAGGTTCCCTTCGCATAGCACCAGGTCTAATAGGTTGACCAGCAGGTGCTTGACCTTGTGGTGCGCCTTGAGGCATACCTTGAGGTTGTGGAGGTGGCTGAGTTGCTTGCATTTCTAATTGTTCAAATTCTTGATTATTTTCTACTAGCTCTTGAGTCCCCATACCCATCATTAAGGTTAAATTTTCTCTGACAGCAGCTTGTAATTGCGTATCAGTCATCATAATTTTACCTTCGACATCCATACGTTTAGTTTGGGCTTCAAACCATTCACGTTCCTGCTTTTGAAGTTCAATCATGCGTTGGTCACGAAGTTGAGTAATTTCTTGACTCATATGCTCCATTTGACCTGCTAATTCATCCATCATTTGCCGAGCTTGAAGGACTTGAGGATCAACTTTATCACCACTCTTAGCCACCGCTTGTATTTGCGGAGGTAACATGGCTTGAAGTCGTTTGCTGATTTCTTCAGCTCCTGGCCAATCCATATTCTTTAACATCAAATCACCGATGATATTGAATAATGATGGGTTAGCTTGGGTTAAAGTCAGCATCATTGTGGCTGCTTCATCGCGTTTAGTTGCATATGAAGGGCCTGCATCACAAACCACATCATAACGTCCAATAGTCGGATTGAAAATTGAATCAATCGCAGTATTTTCAGTGTTAGCGGACGGAGTTTGAATGTTAGGGTTAAGTTGTACAGTTCTTGGCGTTCCATCTTCGCCTAAAATTCGTGCAACTCTTGGTCTATCATAGACTTTTGGAATCATATCCAATACAACACGGCCAATTTGACGAACTGAACGTGATAAATTATCTTGATAGTGAAAAGTATTAATATCCGCTTGTTTTTGCCTCAATAATAATGCTCTACCAGACGTTTCGTTAGATTGAGCGCCTAATGTAGGTTGATAAATCCCCATGCTTTGCATGATGTCATTTTCAGCTAATTGAATAGCTTGCATGATTGCAGGGCTAGATTGTGGAGGCATTGCTCGTTGAGGTGAACCAACAGGTGTTCCAGCTATTGATACGGGGTCATATTCGAGGTAGGCGACTGATTCTTTGTTTACCCTTCCCCAATTAGGGTCAGTTTCAAATTGCCCTGCTACACCTATAAACGGAGCTTTAGGCGACAATGCAACATTTTCAGCATTAGCAGATAGATAATAGTTATACAACCGTTGAGCATCTTTAGCATTGCGAATCAAACCTGATAAATAGCGTCTACCTTGTAGCCATAATTCATGACCGATGACTGGAACAATAGGGATATACTTCGTAGGAAGCTCACCACGCTCTAAAATAGTATCACCAGTAGCCTTACACCACATACAGCGTTTTTTATCAGCTATACGCACCTGTGATGGGTCTTGAGGGTCAGTTATTTCTACTTCTTCATGCTCTATATAATAGTATTCAGCAATACGAACGCTGTCTTTAGTGTACCAACCTTGAGCATCACCATTACCTGCATCATCAAAATGCGTTTCATCAACGCCAGGATATAAACGCTCAAATTCATCTTTAGAAATTTCTTCAGCTAAAATACACCATTCAGCATCAGAGCCATCTGGCGATTTGCTGTGCGGATCCATGTAGACCTTAAATGGATCAGGTATCCGGTCAATGTAAATTTCTTGATCGAAGCTGGAGTCATCAGCCCAGTCATTACGAATACGCACATAACCGATACCCATGTCTACTTGCGATTCCACCGCAGTGTCATATGCCATACCAGCGTTACTATTGTCTTGAATGTGACGAATCAACCCTTGCAATACTTCTGCTGTTTCTTGATCGGCTTCATCGTTGACCGGACGAATACGAATACTGGGAGTATTCTGACGAATTTCATTGACCACTCGATCGCGATACTGAAGTAATCGGTTAATCACCAACATTGGACGTTCTTTACCTGGGCGATTACGGTCGTACTTTGCAGACTCAGGCCATTGATCGCCTAATCGTGCAAAACGGACATCGTCCAGCATTTCCTGTCTATTGACAGAAGTAAACTCTACCGCAGAACTGAATCGTTCGCGTATCTCCTTCAGCGTATCTTCATCCATTTTTTCTTCGTCTGTTTCAGCTTCCATACCAACACCAAATGATTCCATTATCGAATCTGTATCTAAATTTGCCATGATTTTTCCTGAGCTATTAAAATGTTAAGCGCCCATCCAAGAAGAAGTGCTTCCCCCAGATGAATTATAAGATCGATTTCCTCCTTCCCTATGCTCTCGCTGTTCCCTATGGGCTACCGGAAACGCAAAAGTAACCGCTAATGCGTCCGCTGCATCAGGTGAGGCTAAACCCCTAGACCGCATTTCTTTCTTACCTTCAAGAAAGATAGTCCCTGAAGAATTAGGTTTCTTCATAGGCCCTATTAAATCAGACTTCAATTGCCTATCCTCCTTAATACTGGCAGTTTTTAACCAATCCCTCATTGCCCCCCACATCTCAGCGCGTTTGTTGCCCCACATAATAGCATTAGTCGCCTTCCAACCAAAATTCACTCCTCTTACCTTATATCGTTGTTCAACTAAACGATCAAGAATACCATAGCCCAAACCACCTTCATCAATTACCGTCAAGGCAGGGCGATATTGTTCAATCGCATCGATCACTCGTCCAACAATCGTCATGGTATCTTCACCGGAGTACCGCTTAATCGCTAATAAGTCACGCCCCTGCCTGACAATAATCACCGTTGAGTCAGCCCCACCTCGTGCAGGATCGACACCAATAACAATAGGTGCAGTTGTATCCTTATATAATGGACGTTGAAACGCATCTTCAATGAGGTCGGGTGATATGAACTGATCTTCACCTGCGGTGGGAAATTCACCATACACCTCAACCCGTGCTTGGGAAGAATCTTCACCATACTCAGCAATAATCTGTTCATAAACTTGTTTATCCGTATCCTCAACCGTTCTCGCGTCCACCATACGGCTTTTCCAGAACGCTCGTTTGCCGTGAAAACACTCGAAGAAATACCCTTCATTCCGTCTAGGGTTGCTGAAAGCAAACCAATACCGATCAAGGATATTTTCAGTAAAGAAACCTGCCCCTACCGACCATATCTCATTAGGAATACCTGAGGCTTCATCAAAGATTAACATCATTCCGTCATGATTGTGAACACCCGCATAACTGTCAGGGTTCTCAGCGCTCCATAACTTACCTTCAGCGCCCCAATATCGAGTACCTTTCTTCAGTTGCATTTCCACCAAGTTAGTCAGCCATGTAGCTGGCGTTATCTTAGTAGCAGACAGTTCAAACCAATGCGTGTTGATCGACATGGCGTACCATCGTGACAATTCACCCCAAGTGACGGACTTCAATTGGCTTTCCGAGTTAGCCGACACGATCACCGTTGAGCCTACTCGTGTGGTCAACATCCACAATATTAACCACGACACCAACGCGGACTTACCAATACCTCGACCTGATGACACTGCTGACCGCAGGGTGTTCATATCTACTTGGCCTTTATTCTCCTTAATATGATCGGCAATATCCCTTAGCACTTCTCGTTGCCATTTTCTTGGCCCGTGAAAGTGTTCTAATGGTGTGTTCTTCTTCCCCCAAGGAAATACGAACAACACAAATGCTTCGGGATCATCCGCTATCTTGGGCGACCATAACTCCACCATCAACGTCTGTTCTTCGTCGGGACGATATATTGGTTGTTGGGCCATTGTGAGTTTGTTCCTCTAGTTGAATAGGAGATGACGTTCCCTCGATGACTCGACTACGCGCTTCATCTAAGGCAGATTGTATATTAATAGTTTCAATTGACATGGATATTTCTTGCTTGGCAGTCCAACCATGAACGTGTTGCAGGATTGACAGCGCTGCTTTAGCATCGCCATTTCTGGCAGCTTCTCTTAATTGAGATGACGCTTCCATTTCTCCATCCGCTGCGCCTTTCAACGCTGCCATTTCAGCAACAGGGTCAAGTTGGCATAACTGTCGATATTCGGAAGGTAACATTCCTGCGGCTAAGGCAAGCTTGTCACCTTTTAACCCTAGAGCGGCAGCATCATATATTTGTTGTAAACGCCATTCGGTGGCTTGCACTTCTCTTGGCGTAAATGGGATTGATATCATCATCTATCCTCCTTTCAAAATTATATTTAACATCATTTACCTATGGTAGTAAAGTTTTTTACATCTTCTCTGAAATTTTTAAAAAAATTTTTAGAGGGTTAGCTTTTCAATTTTAAAAAAAATTTACTGCGGTTCAGTTTCCATTCTAAAAAAAAAAAAATTTCTCGTGGGGGGTGTACATGGGCAACGGACGGTTCAAAATCCCCCTATCACCCCCCCCATC